CGGCAGCACGACGTTGGCGAGCTTGTTGGCGTCCTTGTATTGCGCGCTCGAGGCCGGCTCGATCATGATCCGGCCGGCGAACGTGATGCCGTCGAGCTGCTTTAAGCCCTGGATCTGCCGCTTTGCCTTGGCAGCGCTGCTCAAGTCGTTCCAGTCGAGGCCAAGGGCTGAGTCGATCATGGCGCGGAAGGTCGCCTTGGCGATGTTCCAGCCCTTCGAGCCGCCCCTGTCGTCGACCTTGCCGCCGACGACGGTGAAGTTCTGCCAGAACTTGCGCCTGGCGAACGGCCCCTCGACGATGGTGAATTCGCAGTCGAGCAGCTTGGCGTCGCTGCTTGCCGACGCCTTCAACAGCCCTCGGTCCATGGGCGCCGAGCCGTCGACGCCACCGGGGCGGATGGTCATGCGGATCTTGGCAAAGGTGCCGTCGGGCAAGAGATCGCCGATCGGCAGCATTTGCGGCTGGGCGTCGTTCAGGTCATACATGGTGTCGCTCCTTCGTTTAGGTTGCGATCAAACGGAGTGGGCGGAGGCGGCCGGGGCGGTCGGCGTCGCAAACTGAGCCGTCCCGGTCGTCTTGTTGATTTTGCCGAGCAGGGCGCCGAGATCGGGCGGCTCGGTAACCTCGAGGCGGCCGGAGCGGTCCTTCGCCGGCAGGCCGTACGGATTGCCGGAGCGGCAGACGAGACGGCGCTCGCTGGCGGTCTCATCGAGGACGTAAGCTCCGGCCGCGTCGCAGCTGAACAGATGCATCGAGATCACCTGGTCGACGATGCCGGGCAGCTCGCGGCCGGCCTTGGAGCCCTCCATCTGCGGCTGCCAAATGGTGGCATTGAGATCGTCGGTGACCTTTTCCAGCACGCCGACGAAGATCACCGTCTTGCCCGGGGCGTGCTGCAGATGCTTCAGGGCCTGGATCACCTCGCGGCCGAGCAGGCCGTAGGCGCCGCGCACATCCGGCCGGCCGGTGCGCTCGGAGAACGCCTCTGGCTGCTGTTTGGCGAACGCCATCGCCTGGCGGCTGAGGTCGGTGATGGAGTCAACGAAGACGATCGGCTTTGCGGCCAGGAATTCCTCGAGGCCCGAGCCGGCGTAAATGCCACGCGCGTGCTGAAGATGCCGCTCGCTGTAGTAGGTTTGGGCAGCCGGATCGGCGCCGCCGATCAGCACGGCGAGATCGCGGAAATCGGTGAAGCTGCGCACCGGAATGCTGGCGCCGGCCCAGTCCTGCACCGACTTCATGCCGGCCTCGAGATCGAGGCAAACGGTCTTCGACGCCGGCAGCGTCTTCAAGAGCGTCGTCTTGCCGACACCTGGTGGTCCGAAGATGGCGAGCGAGGTCTTGATGTGGGCCGCCGATAGTCGCTCCTCGGCGGTGACAATGCGCAATCGCTGCATGGGATGGGTCCTTACGTAGAAGCGATCGGGTTCAAGCGGGACGGCGGGGCGTTGACCGGGTGCCGAAGGCAAACCCTGCCCGGCCCTTGAGGGCTGAGGGCCGCCCCGCCGCCTGTCTTCAGCGGTGATCGTCGATGAGACTGAGGGCGAACGTCGGCTTGGCCGTACGCACCGTGCGCGCGGACGCGAACGCTTCGCGGATGCGGGCCGGCCAGGCGGCGTACTTGCGCTCCGGCACCCGGTAGCTGATCTCGACGTATTCGGCCGGATCGTCACCGGCGGCACGGATGCGCTCGATCAGCGTTGCGAGCTGGGCCTGATCCCACTCGGCCTTTTTCGGCAGGTCGGCGACGACCGTGACATCGTCATCGGCGAAGCGGACGGTGCCGGTATCCTTGCCCTGCTCGCGGCGTAAGCGTGCGGCGCGATCGGCGTAGCGGAGCGCGATGGCGCCTTCGAGCCACTCCTTCAGCGTCTTCGCCGTGGCCACCGCCGCCTCGGCGTCTTCCTGCAGGAGCGCCAGGTGCGCCGGCGGCAGCGCTGCGATCTCCCCGATCGGCAGGCTGCGGATGTCCTCAAGGGACGGGCGATTGCGGGCTGACGGCATCGGAGGGGCTCCTTTGGCAACGGTGGTGCGGGGTGGCGATGCGGCGCCGGCGGTCATCGAGCTGTCTCCACCAGCCGCGGGCCTAAGAAAGCGGTGATCACCGCGGCCATCTGGCCGCTCATCTGCTGTGCCGTCGTCCACTTGCGCGCAACCGGCGGCAGCGGCGCATGTTCGAACCCATGCAGCGCGATCATTGCCGCGGAGAGCGCCGCCATCAGCTTCTCGGCCGCCTCGATGTGCGCCGGTGCTTCCCGCTCGGCCGAGCCGGCGTGGGAGAGGTATTCGCGGTGACGTTCGGCATCGGCGGCCCATCGCCGTGCGGTGGCCTGGTGAGCTTGCGCGGCTTCGAGCGCCAGGGCTGTGCGCCGCTCGATCTCGGCCAGCTCGCCGCGGCGGTGGGCGAGCGCTTCCTCGGCGAGCGCCTCGGCCTTAAGCGCTGCGGCCTGTTCGGCCTCCTCACGTGCCTGACGGACGGCATCCTCGGCAGCGGCGCGGGCCTTCACGGCTTTGGCCCTGGCGCTCTCGACGTCGCGCCTGGCCTGTTCGACCACGGCCCGCATCGCCGCGCGCTCGCCCTCGATCTGGAATGACATCTCCTCCGCCGCCCTGGCCTCGCGCTTCAGCCGCTCGACCTCGGCAACGGTGATCTTCTCGCCCGCGGTTGCGCGGGCTTCGATCTCCTCGCGGACATCCTCGGGTGTGGAGGGTGCGGCCAGCAGCTGAAGCACCTTGCTATTCAAAAGCGACCCAAGGTCGCTTTTGGCCCCGTACTGTTCGGCGGCGTTCATCCAGCGCTGGGCGGTGCGTGCGGTGAACGGGAAGGTCTGCGCCAGCCACTGCGTGAACAAGCCGTGGCCAAGCGCCTTCTTGACCTCGAGCAGATCGCGCCCGTTCTCGATGACGGTGGCCACCGTTCTCGCCTTGATGCGCTCTTCCGCACGCATCGCCAGCGCCGCCTGGTCGGGCGCAAGGGTCTGGTAGAGGGCGATATCCGTCGTCATGCCAGTTCCTCCACTGCTGCTGGGATCGCACGGATACAAACCTGTGGGATGAGCGCGACCGGCCGGGACATCGGCTTGGCCGCGTGCTTCTGTCGGGCCGCGATCACCGCGAGATAGCGGAACACGCCGTTGCCAAGCCGCTCTTGAACCAGCAGAACCCGGCCGGCCTCGGCGAAGGCGAGCGCGAGATCGGCGATGGCGGCGAGCGCCTGACGCGCCGGGACGCTGAGCTTGCTCACCACCGGATCGCGGTCCACCACGAGAAGCCCGTGATGATAAGCGCAGACGTCGCCGGGGCGGCCGTACAGCGCCCACGCGGCAAAGGCGTCGGCGGGAGTGAGGTCGGCAGGTTGTGGTGCGGTGACTTCAAGGAGGGCGTTCATGTCCTTACCTGCTCAAGAGGTTGGTCCAACATGGTTTTTCGCATTCCATCGCCCGGCTGCTGGCTGGCCTGACGTCGACCGGAGGATCGATGCCATGGCGCGGTTCGCCGGAACGGTTTCGAATTCCCCAAGACGGCCCAGCCGATTTGGGCCCCTACTGTTCTCTTACAGGGAACAGCGAAAAAGTGTCCGGAGCGGCCAGGTGCAGTCGAAGGTCGGCGGCCTGAAAGCGCTCCTTAAGAGCGGCGATGCGGTGGTAAACGGTGCTCCGCGCGATGCCGGCCTGCCGCGCCGCGCCCACCACCGAGCCGTCAAGAAGCCCCAGGAAACAGCTGCGCAGCGCCGATGGCAGCCTGTCGTAGACGCGCCAGAGCTCGATCCGGAGGTTGAGGAAATCTTCCGGCGCATAGCCAATGGTCAGCATGGGAGCGGCTTCTGTCTCGCCGGCATCAGGATCGGTTCCGTCGGTTCCGGCATGACGAACGATCGCGTCGAGCGAGAGCACCTCGACCCTGGCCCCTCGCTTCTCCGCCCGCGTTGCCCGTACGAGATTGATGGCGCAGTTCGCGGCCACCCGGTCGACGAAGGTGCGAAGTGAGCCGCGCCTGGCATCGAAGCGCGCGAGGCGCCCATGCAGATGCAGCATCAGTTCCTGTTCGGCGTCCTCGATCTCGATGCTGGCATCGGCGGCGCGAACGCGTTCCGCATGATGGCGAACACAACGGACGATTTTGGGATCGATCCCAGGGTAGCGGTTTGCCGAAGCCATCTGCTTCTCCGGTGCGGCGGTTTCATCGCGGAGAAGACTGCCGCTTCCGGCCTCGGAAGTTCAGGACAGCGGAAAAAATCTTCGGACAGGGGTGCGCAGGCCGATCAGGCCCAGACATTGAAAACGCTGGATCTCGGTGGAGGCGAAGAAGGCGCGTTCGGACAGTCGAAAAAATCTTCGGACAGCACACCCGTTCTTCGGACAGCAAGCCCGCTTAACGCGCCACTGCGGCCAGCACGACGGTGCGCGGATTCAAGCGATACCCCTTTGCACCCTTGAGCGTGCCGGTGCGCGAGACGGCCTCGATGACGTCATTGGCGTCGATCGCCCTGCCGGTGTCACGGCGGATCGCGGTGCAGATCTGGTCGCGAACGCGGTCAAGGGTCCGACGGATGCTCTCGGCGTCCCGCGCGTCGGCTTCGCCTTCTTCTACGGTATCGGCCAGTTCTTCCACCGACAGGGCGCGAACATCAGCGCCGGCAGCAAGAGCTTCCGCGTATTGCCGGACGAGAGCCTGAAGAATGCGGCATGCCGACGATCGCGAGGCGTCCACAATCAGCCGGTCATCGACCCAGAAACCGGTGGGATGCGCTTGGACCGCAAATCGCCGCCGGCGCGAGCTCTGAGCCGCTGGCGTACCAACCATCAGCGCACCGGTCGCAAGAATCGCGACATCGACATTGGCCATGGTCGAGGAGGCTGACGTGGCCGCGTCCGTCAGCTGGTCGGTGAGACACACCTTGCCGGTCAGGATGTCGGCAAGTTCGACATGGCGGATCCCGGCGTCGGCCAGCAGCCGGCCGGGGGTGTCCGGCTCGATTGTCACATAGACGCACGGCTGCGCGATCGCGGTGGCGCGGCGAAGGTATTGCCGGTCGGAGCAGAACTCGACGAGGCAGACGAAGGCGTTGAGGCCAGCGGTCGGCAGCTTCAGAACACCATCGCAGAATGAACGGCCCTTCGCCGGGGCACCCAGGGCATTGACGAGATACCGCTCGATGCCGGAGCGTTTGAGGACGACGGTCGTCTGCGGGTACCGGCGTTTCTCATCGGCCGCCGGAAAAACGATCCTCTCGCACGACGGACAGCGATAGTCTCCGCCGCCCTCGTCGACCTCTGGTCTCAGAGCGATAAGACCATCGCAGTCGCGTGAGGGCGGCGGGTAATCCTGGTCCAGCGGGTCTGCGCAGCGAACCACCAGGGTCGTACGCACGTCGATAATGTCACGGTGCGCCAGCCAGGCGGCCGCGTTGACGATCTCCGGCCCCGGGGTGAAGAACCGGGCGCCGTGGCGCAGCAGAGGCCGGATGAGATCAGCGCTTGCGGCCGCGGGCGCCGCGCTTCTCCGTCGAGACAACTTTGATCCCGTGCTCTTGTTCCATCCGGTCTTCGAAGGCCGCGCGCTCCTCCAGGCTCAGTGTCTGATCGCGGTAGCGAAGAACGAACATGCGTCCGGCTTCAGCGCTGTCCTCGATCGGTTCGAGTTCCATGGCGACGCGCTTGCCGGCAAACAGGATCTTGAAGCGCGGGATGCGATCGAGATCATCGATCGTCCAGTTCAATGCCTGTTCAAGCTGGCCGAGGGCGGGGCCGATCGACAGATCGTCGCTGTTCTTGAGGAGAAGATCGGGGCCGCTGGAGAGCGGGCTGTGGTGAACAAGCAATTCGATCAGGCGGAAGTCATGCGCCTCTTGATCGCGAATGCTGCGGAGAAAGCGGGAAATCTGCGCCGGATAGGTCGCCTCGGTGATGTTCTCGAAGGTGCAGGCCTCGCCGTAATATGCTGACGCGATCGCGTTGGCGATATCGTAGGAGGCGGCATGTCCATGCGACGCCACGTTCAGGCGTGCAGCTTCATCACGAAAATCGAGAACGATCTGATCGGCGGTGAAGCCGTGGACGACCTGGTCGTTGCTGAGAACCAGGCTCTGCTGATGCGGCCGCCTGAGGAAAACGACCTGCGAGCGGCTCAACTCGATGATCTTCTGCAGCTCGGTCCGGTGGTGGTCGTCCTGCCTGGCGTCGTATTGTCGCAGCACCGAGAGGAGTTCGCCGCTGTTCAGGAATTCGCTCAACCGGCGTTCCGGCCGGCGCGGCGGATTGACCAGCCGCATGCGGGCAAACCCAACCTTGTGCAGCTTGTCGAGGTGAAAGACGGTCTCCAGCTCCGGCCAGGCACGATCGAGGATCGCGAACACCAGGGCTGTCGCGTCGTAGCGGCCCCCGGCCTCACAGGCGAGCGCAATGTCGGTCGCGCTGAGACACCTCTTTGCAACCACGAGCGTCGCATGCATCGACTTGCGGGCGGCAAACTCGGCAGCCAGAACGAACCGGCGCAGCGCGTTCGAGCACTCATGGAGGGCCGTCCGCCGTTCCTGGGCTGGCGCGTCGATCGGTAAGCCGAGCACGGCGCGCAGCATCGACACCTGGCGCAAGGACCGGCGCTTGAGCCAAGCTCCGATGAACCCCGGCTCGTCAGCAAAGGCGAGCAATCGGCTGGCCGGGATCTCAAGCGCGTGCTCCCAGAACGTGATGGGGGGTTCGCTCGGCCCCCCGGTGGATACGGTTTCGATAACCCTCATCAGGGTCAAGCTCCAGTTCAATCGGTTGGTCGAGAGCCCCGCTCTCTCCCTGGCAGCGTGTTGTTGCGGCCGATGGATCGGCCGGATCTTCTGGAACGATTGAAAGTGGACCTGGACGCGCGGCCGCGCTCGAGGCTCGCCGCCTGCCGTTTCTCTGACAGACGTCGAGACGGGGCTGAGACATCGAAACGATGAATGGGCATCGAAGGCGGCTCCCCCCAGGCCTTTGTCCGCTCCCATCGCGTCGCAGCTTTCCTGGCCGTCAGCCTCGCAACACGGTTGCGAGTGAGGGCATCGAGCGACGCTATGGCCCCGATAAGGGGTAGCGGATCGGGGATTATCTTAAGGCCATGCGGGCCAGCCGCACAAGGACTGTCGGACACTTTTTGTTCCTGCGCTGTAAGAGAAGAGTAGGAGCCTGATTTTTCCGGGAGTCACCCCCGTATGGCCAACGCCCTCGATCCAAACCTGATGACCGCCACCGAGCGCTTGGACGAGATCGCCGCGATCCTCGCCGCCGGAATCTTGAGGCTCAAGGCCCGGCAGGCGGTGCATCCCGTTCGCGACCACGGAGACCTTTCCCTTGCTATCCCCGCCCGTCCGAGCCGTCATGGCCGGAAACCAAGACGCAGAGAAAGTCCATGAATGACAGTGTGTTAGCGCAGCTCGCGGCGCTGCCCGGGAAGACCACGCCGGAGCTCAAGCAGCTCTGGCGCGAGCTGTTCGACGGTGAGGCGCCGCGCTACAATCGCCGCTTCCTGGAGAGCCGGCTCGCGTACCGGATCCAGGAACTGCGGTATGGCGGTCTCAAGCCCGCGACAATCACCCGCCTGGAAGCGCTGGGCGAGGACCTGGATGGCGGCAGGATCGAGGTGCGCCGCAAGCGCGCCGATGAGCGGCCAATCGCCGGCACGAAACTGATCCGCGAGTGGAAGGGCGTCGAGCATACCGTCACCGTGCTGGACGACGGTTACGATTATCAGGGGCGTCCCTACAAGTCGCTGTCGGCCGTCGCCCGAGCGATTACCGGTACGCGCTGGAATGGGTGGGTCTTCTTCGGCGTTCGCCGCTCGGGAGCGGGGCGATGAAGAAACCGATCACCCGCAAGCTTCGCTGCGCGGTCTACACGCGCAAATCTACCGAGGAAGGCCTGGACATGGAGTTCAACAGCCTCGACGCTCAGCGCGAGGCCTGCGAGGCGTACGTCGCCAGCCAGAAGCCGGAAGGATGGATCCTGGTGCCAGATCGCTACGACGACGGCGGCTTCTCGGGCGGCACCCTGGAGCGGCCGGCGCTGAAACGGCTGCTCGTCGACATTGAGGACGGCCGCGTTGACGTCGTCGTGGTCTACAAGATCGACCGCTTGAGCCGGTCCCTGATGGATTTCGCCAAGCTGGTCGAAGTGTTCGACCGTCGCGGCGTCACGTTCGTCAGCGTCACGCAATCCTTCAACACCACCACGTCGATGGGCCGGTTGACGCTGAACATCCTCTTGTCGTTCGCCCAGTTCGAGCGCGAGGTGATCGGCGAGCGGATCCGCGACAAGTTCGCAGCCTCGCGGGCCCGCGGCATGTGGATGGGCGGCCATCCGCCGCTCGGCTATGACGTCAAGGACCGCAAACTCGTCATCAACGAACCCGAGGCCAACGTTGTGCGAATGATCTTCGCGCGGTTCCTGAAGCTCGGCTCGGCCACCGCGCTGGTCAGGGAACTCGCAAAGGAACGTGTGACCAACAAGCGCGGCAAGCCGATCGACAAGGGCTTCCTCTACAAGCTGCTCAACAACCGCGTCTATATCGGCGAGGCCGTGCACAAAGCGGTCGCCCATCCCGGCGAGCACGCGGCGATCATTGGCCGAGACTTATGGGACAAGGTCCATGCGATTATCCAGCAGAGCCCCCGCAGTCGCGCCGCCAACACCCGAGCGCAGACGCCGGCCCTGCTGAAGGGCATTTTGTTCGGCGCCGATGGCCGCGCCATGACGCCGACGCATGCGCGCAAGGGCGGGCGGCTCTACCGCTACTACGTCGCCGCCGGCTTGCTCAAAGCCGACGTACCGCCGGGCGTGGTGCGTCGGGCGCCAGCCGCCGAATTGGAGGCTGCCGTGGTCGACCAGCTGCGCGGCCTGCTGCGGTCGCCGGAGATCGTTGTCGGCACGTGGCGGTTGGTGCGGCCAGAGATCGAGGGGTTGTCCGAAGTTGAAGTGCGCGAGGCACTGCTGGGCCTCGATCCGATCTGGGACGAACTGTTCCCGGCCGAGCAGACCCGCATTCTCCAGCTGCTTGTCGAGCGCGTCGATGTTCACCCGGACCGGCTGGATCTGCAGCTGCGCGTCGAGGGCTTGCAGACGCTGGTCGCCGACTTGCGCGCCGGGAAACCGGAGCGGAGGGCAGCCTGATGACCGAGGCGCGCCTCAGTCCCGACGGGCGCACCCTGACCGTGCGCGTGCCGATGACGTTCACCAAGCGCGGTGGCCGCAAGCTGGTGATCTCGCCAGACGGCGCGCCGTCCTGGACGCCGCCGCGCCGGCGGATCGACAACGCCATGGTCAAGGCGTTGGCCCGCGCGTTCCGCTGGCGAAAGCTGATGGAAACGGGCTCTTACGGCACGGTCGAGGAAATCGCCGCGGCCGAAAAGATCAACGCCTCCTACGTCAGCCGGGTGCTCCGGCTCACCCTGCTCGCGCCTGATATCGTCGAAGCCATTCTGAATGGGCGGCAGCCGCCGGAGATGACACTGGCGGTGCTGATGCGGCCTTTCCCGGTGACATGGCGAGAGCAGGCCGGAACCCTTTCCCATTCGTCCTGAGACCGGGAATCTCCGTCGGCTCCCGGCCACCGCATTGCAGTTATTGCAGGTCTAGCCAATTTGGCCAACACTGGGTCGCCGGCAGGGGATCCGGATGCGAACGGTCAACGCCAAAGACGCCAAGTACAATTTCGGCCGGCTGATCGACACGGCCCGCGCCGAGTCCGCCACCGTCGCCAAGTACGGGCGGGCGGTCGTCGTGGTATTGGCTGTGGAGAAGTATGAGCAGCTGAGGGCTTTGGAAGCAGCGGCGCCAACGAAGCTGCAGCAGGATTAAAGGGGGTGACATGGCCGAGCAGGCACGGAAAGACAGGTTCAT